ATGGCGAAGGTGGTCGCACAGGAACAGGCCGTGGTGGCCGGGGAGATCGCGCAGGTGCGCCGGGTGCGCGCCGGCGGCGTGACCAAGACGAAGGTGGAGAAGTTCCTGGCCGAGCTGGCGCGCACGTGCAACGTCACGGCCAGTTGCCAGAAGGTGGGGCTGGGCACGACGGCGATCTATGCGCACCGGCGCAAGTCCCCGGCCTTTGCGAGCGCCTGGGAAGAGGCGATCCGCGAGGGCTATGGCCGGCTGGAGCTGATGCTGCTGGAAAGCGCGATGGCGAGCTATGAGCCGGCGGAGGAGGGCGACGCCGGATCGGGCGCGGGCACGGGCGCGCGGCCGAAGGTGTCGGAACAGAGCATCCTGCGCCTGCTGCAACTGCACCGTCAGCAGGTTGCGGCCCTGCGCGCGGCAGACGGCGCGCGGGCGGAGGCCGGGGCGGAAGCGGCGCACCAGGCGGAATGGGGCAGCGCGCGGGCCGAGCTGGAAGCGCGGCTGCTGGCGATGCACGAGCGGCTGGCCGACGATGAGGGTTGAGGGCGAGGGGCTGTCCGCCATGGAGCGGATCGCGCGGCGCGGGCCGGACGCGATCGCCGCCGAGCTGGAGTCGCGCGGCGAGCGGGTGTGCGAGCAGATGCTGTTCCACTGGCGGCTGTGGCGGCGGCCGGCCCAGTGCCCGCCGCCGGGCGACTGGCGGGTGTGGCTGGTAATGGCGGGGCGCGGCTTCGGCAAGACGCGGGTGGGCGCCGAATGGGTGCGGGCGGTGGCGGAGAACAACGCCCGCGCCCGCATCGCTCTCGTCGGCGCGACGCAGGACGAAGTGCGGCGGGTGATGGTGGAAGGGGAAAGCGGGCTGCTGGCGGTGTCGCACCCGGCGCGGCGGCCGCGCTGGGAGCCGTCGCTGGGGCGGCTGACCTGGCCGAGCGGCGCGCAGGCGTTCGCTTTCTCGGCGGACCGGCCGGAGTCGCTGCGCGGGCCGCAGCACAGCCATGCCTGGTGCGACGAGATCGGCAAATGGCCCAAGGGGGAGGAGGCCTGGGACAATCTGATGCTGAGCCTGCGCCTGGGCACGCGACCGCGGGCGGTGGCGACGACGACGCCGCGGCCGGTGGCGCTGATCCGCCGGCTGGTGGCGGAGGACGGCGTGGTGCGGACGGGCGGGCGGACGGCGGCGAACCGCTCCGCGCTGCCGCCCGCGTTCCTGAAGGCGATGACGGAGAATCACGGCGGCACGCGGCTGGGCCGGCAGGAACTGGACGGCGAGCTGATCGAGGAAGTGGCGGGCGCCTTGTGGAGCCGCGCAGGCCTGGAGCGCAGCCGGCGGCGCGACGGGCCGGCGTTTCGCCGCGTGGTGGTGGGGGTGGACCCGCCGGCCTCCAGCGGCGGGGATGCATGCGGCATCGTCGCGGTGGCGCTGGGCACGGACGGCGTCGGCTATGTGCTGGAGGATGCATCGGTGGAGAAGGCGACGCCCGAGGCCTGGGCGGCGGCGGTGGCGGGATGCGCCGCGCGGCACGGGGCGGACCGGGTGGTGGCGGAGGCGAACAATGGCGGCGAGATGGTGGCCAGCGTGCTGCGCGCGGCGGATGCCAGGCTGCCGGTGAGGCTGGTCCATGCCGCGCGCGGCAAGGTGGCGCGGGCGGAGCCGGTGGCGATGCTGCATGCGGCGGGGCGCGTGCTGCTGCTGGGCGTGTTCCCCGCGCTGGAGGACGAGTTGTGCGGGCTGGTGACGGGCGGCGGCTATCAGGGGCCGGGACGCTCGCCGGACCGCGCCGACGCCATGGTCTGGGCGCTCAGCGAGCTGATGCTGGGCGGACGGGCCGAGGCGCGGGTGCGGGTGGCGTGAGCGCGGGCCAGCGGCGCTCGGCGGGCGCGCGCAGCAGGGCGGCGGTGACGCGTTCGCGGATGCGGTCGGCGCGGCCGAAGGCGGTGGGCGCATCGAGGCCGAGCGCGACATAGCGTTGCAGGGTCCGCTCGGTGGCGGCGGCAAGCCAGGGATCGGTGGCGGGCGTGTGCCGCATCAGCGTGTGCGTGAGCAGGGCGGCCTCGTCGAAAGCGGCGCAGAAGTCGGCCGCGGCCCAGCCGGCGGCGCCCGCGGCGCAGCGGCGGCTGCGGCGGGCGGCGGCGGCGGGGCCGCTGTCGGCAACGGTTTCGCGGCCTTGCGCGATGGCGGTGTCGAGGCTGGTCCTGTCGAGCGGCGGCGCCTCGCCGGGGAGCGGGGCAGGGAGATCGGGCGATGCCTCGGCAGCCGGCGCCGGAGGGGGCGGCGCGGGCGCGGCCACTGGCGCGCGCGCCTGGGCGCGCGGAAGGTCGAGTTCCTCGTTCTGGAGAACGAAGATCATGCCGACGGGCGCGGCGGTGAGCAGCAGGAGAAAGAAGCCGGGCAGCCATTTGTCGCCCGCGCCGCCGCGCTGCGGCTGCGAGGTCTTGGGCGCGGCGGGCCGGGCATGGGGATCGGCGCGGCGGCGCGGCTGCGGATGCGGGCCGGGGCGCGTGCCGGGACGCATGCCGGTGCGCGGGGGAGGGGGCGGGGCGAAGCGGGCGCGATCATAAGCGGCGCGAGGGCCGGGCTTGCCGAGCACGGCATAGGCCTCGTTGATCGCCTGGGCGCGCGAGCCGACGTCGACGCCGGGATTGGCATCGGGATGGAAACGACGGAGCAGTGCCTTCCACGCCCTGTGGATGGTGGCCTGATCCGCGGACGGAGACAGGCCGAGCACCGCATAATAATCCGGCATCGATGCCATGGGTGGCGAAACTCGCGAGAGTCCAAGCGTCTGAAACCATGACGATAGCAGCGGCGCGCGGCGCGCGCCACAGCGGGGAGCAAGCAAGCATGAAATGGTTCACCAAGGCCGCGCGCGACGGCGCGGGGGAAGGCGCGCGTCCGGCGCCGCTGAGCAATTATGCGACGGGCGCCGGGGCGGGTGTGCGCGGCGACTGGCCGGTGGGATACGAGGCGCGGGTGCGCGGGGCCTATGGCGAGAACCCGGTGGCGCAGCGCAGCGTCCGGCTGATCGCCGATGCGCTGGCCGGCGCGCCGATCACCGCGTCCGATCCGGCGATGTTGAAGCTGGTGCAGGCGCGCAGCGGGGGGCAGGCGCTGCTGGCGAGCGTGGCGGCGCAGGTGTTGTTGCACGGCAATGCGTTCGTCCAGGTGCTGCGCGATGCGGAAGGGCGGCCGGCGGAGCTGTTCGCGCTGCGCCCCGAACGGGTGACGGTGGAGCCGGATGCACGCGGCTGGCCGGCGGCGTATCTCTACCGGGTGGCGGGGGCGACCCTGCGGCTGAGGGCGGAGGGCGCACAACCGGATGTGGTGCATGTGCGCAGCTTTCACCCGCTGGACGACCATTACGGGCTGGGCGTGCTGGGCGCGGCGGCGGGCGCGGTGGCGGTGCACAATGCGGCGGCGCGGTGGAACAAGGCTCTGCTGGACAATGCGGCGCGGCCTTCGGGGGCGCTGGTGTACGAGCCGGGCGACGGCTCGGCGCTGAGCCAGGATCAGGTGGAGCGGCTGCGCGAGGAGCTGGACCGCAGCTTTTCCGGCAGCGGCAATGCCGGGCGGCCGATGCTGCTGGAAGGCGGCCTGAGGTGGCAGGCGCTGAGCCTGTCGCCGGCGGACATGGACTTTCCCGCGCTGAAGGCGGCGGCGGCGCGCGAAATTGCGTGCGCGTTCGGCGTGCCGCCGATGCTGCTCGGCCTGCCGGGCGACGCGACCTACGCCAATTACAAGGAAGCGAGCCGGGCCTTGTGGCGGCTGACGGTGCTGCCGCTGGCGGATGCGATCTTCGCCGCGCTGGCGGGCGGGCTGGCGGGATGGTTCGACGAGCCGCGGCTGGGCATCGACCTCGACCGGGTGACGGCGCTGGCGGAGGACCGTGAACGGTTGTGGCGGCAGGTGTCCGCGGCCGACTTCCTGAGCGCGGAGGAGAAGCGCGCGCTGCTGGGGCTGGGAGAAGCGGCATGACGGCGGGAACGGGCGGCGGCGTGCTGGCGCAGCTGATGGCGCAGGCGGCGGGCGAGGGCGCGGACCTGGTGGCGCTGAGGGCGATCGCGGAGGAGGCGGGCGAGCTGGGCGCGAGCCGGGCGCTGGCGCGGCTGGGGCTGAGCGACGCCGCGGCGGCGGGGGACATGGCGGAGCTGCGCGAACTGCTGGGCGCGTGGCGGGATGCCAAGAGATCGGCGTGGAAGGCGGCGGTGGCGTGGGTGCTGCGGGTGGCGGGCGCCTTGCTGCTGGCGGGGCTGGCGACGCGGCTGGGCTTCTGGGATTTCCTGAAGTGATGCGCCCCGGATCGATCAGGGTGGCGGGCTATGCCGCGGTGTTCGACCGGGTGGACCGGGGCGGCGACGTGGTGCGGCGGGGTGCTCTCGCGCGGGCTCGGGTGGTGCCGCTGCTGTGGCAGCATCGCGGCGCGCCGGTGGGGGTGATCGAGCGGATCGGCGAGGACGCGGCGGGGCTGCGCGTGGTGGCGCGGGTGGAGCATCCGGCGGCGGTGACGCTGGTGCGCTCGGGCGCGCTCCGGGGGCTGAGCATCGGGTTTCGCGTGCGCGCCGCGCGCACCGGCCGGGTGCGCGAGCTGACCGAACTGGAGCTGGTGGAGGTGAGCCTGGTGGCGCAGCCGATGCAGCCGCTGGCGACCGTGCTCCGGGTGGAGGAAGCCGCCGCCTGAGGCGAGCGGATCATGAGGTTCAATCGAGGGCGTGGCCGCAAGGCGCACGCCCTTTTCTTTGGGCGAGCGAAGGGAATGACAATGACGATCGAACAGGTTTTCGAGACGGTGGAAATGGGCGGCGCGGTGGCGCGGCCGGTGCTGGCGGGCGGCTCCGGCGAGGCGAGCGGGTTTGGCGGGTTCCTGCGCTCGGGGCAGACGCTGGAGGTGAAGGCGTTCACCGGCGCGAGCGGCGATGCGGGCGGCTATGCCGTGCCGCGCGAGGTGGACGCGAAGATCGACGCGACGCTGAAGAGCATCTCGCCGATCCGCAGCATCGCTTCCGTGGTGAAGGTGGGCTCGTCCGGCTATCGCAAGCTGGTGACCACCGGCGGCACGCCGTCCGGCTGGGCAGCGGAAACAGCGGCGCGGCCGGGCACGGACACGCCGGTGTTCGCGGAAATCGCGCCGCCGTCGGGCGAACTCTACGCCAACCCGAGCGCGAGCCAGGCGATGCTGGACGATGCCGCGTTCGACGTGGAAGCGTGGCTGGCGGGCGAGATCGCGACGGAGTTCGCCCGTGCCGAGGGTGCGGCGTTCGTGAACGGCAGCGGCGCCGGCCGGCCGCGCGGTTTCCTGGGGCAGCCGATTTCGACGGCGCCCGATGCGGCGCGGCCGTTCGGGACGCTGCAATATCTGCCGAGCGGGGCAGCGGGCGAGTTCGGCGGCACCTCGGCGGGCGAGCGGCTGATCGACCTCGTCCAGTCGCTGCGCGCGCCGTACCGGCAGGGCGCGGTGTTCGTGATGAACGCCGGCACGGTGGCGCGGCTGCGCAAGTTCAAGACCAATGACGGGCAGTTCCTGTGGTCGCCGAGCCTGGCGGCAGGTCAGCCGGCGACCCTGCTCGGCTATCCGGTGGTGGAGGCCGAGGACATGCCGGACGTGGGCGCCAACAGCCTGTCGATCGCGTTCGGCAACTTCAGGGCGGGCTATCTGATCGCCGAGCGCGAGGAAACGGCGATCCTGCGCGATCCCTATTCCAACAAGCCGTTTGTCAGCTTCTATGCGACCAAGCGGGTGGGCGGCTGCGTGAGCAACAGCGAGGCGATCAAGCTGATGAAGTTCGCCGCGAGCTGAGCTGCGGATTGCGGAAGCAATCCGCAGACTCGGCAAGGCCGGACAGCGGGGGCGGCCACGCCGCCCCCGTCTGACGGGCTTGCCGCCCCCACGGGAGTATACGGACATGGAAATGGCAAACGGCCTCGGCACCGCGGTGCTGGGGGCGGACGACCGCGTGCGCGCGACGGCGGCGGTGAAGGCCGCGCTGCGCGTGCACCTGGCGGAGGAGGACGGGCGCATCGGCGACGTGGCGGAAGCGGCGCTGGGGCTGGCGGAGCAGTTCACCGGCCGGGTGCTGCTTGCGCGGGCGCTGACGGAGACGGTGGCGGCGGACGGTTGCTGGCGGCGGCTGGCGGCGCGGCCGGTGCGCGGCATCGCGGGCGTGGAGGCGGGCGGGGCGGTGCTGCCGGTCGAGAGCTTCGCGGTGGATATCGACGGCGGCGGCACCGGCTGGGTGCGGGTGGCGGCGGGCAATGTCTCTCGCGCCACCGTGCGGTTCACGGCGGGGATGGCGGAGGGCTGGGACGCGCTGGCGCCGCCGCTGCGCGAGGGCGCGGTGTTGCTGGCGGCGCACCTGTTCCGGGAGGGCGAGGGCGCGCGGGTGCCGGCGGCGGTGGCGGCGCTGTGGCGGCCGTATCGCACGCTGTCGCTGCGCTGGGAGCGGCACGGGTGAGCGGCGCGGTGGAGCGGATCGGCGAACAGGCCGAGCGGCGCGGCGCGGGCCGGGTGGCGGCGGCGGTGCGCGGGGCGGTGCCGGGCGCGACCGTGCGGGAAGAGGGGAGCCGGGTGGTGATCGAGGGACGCGGCGTGCTTGACGAGCCGGCCTTGCGCTGGATCGGGAGCCTGGTGCGATGACGGCCGTGCAGGTGGTGCTGACCGCGGTGCGGGAGGCGCTGGCGGCGGACCCGGCGGTGGGCGGCCGGCTGAACGGCGTGTTCGATGGGCCGGTGAAGGGGGCGGCCTTGCCCCATGCCGAGATGGGCGAGGTGCTGGCGGGCGACTGGGGCACCAAGGACCGGCCGGGACGCGAGCTGCGCGTGGCGGTGGCCGTGCGCGATGCGGGCGACAGCGCGGCGCGGGTGCGCGAGGTCGCGGGTGCGATCGAGGCGCGGATCGGGGCGCTGCCGCGGATGCTGGACGGCTGGGAGGTGGCGAGCGTCGCGCCGGTGCGCTGCCGCGTGGCGGCGGAGGGCGCGGGGCGGTGGCGGGCCACCATTGAGATGCGGGTGCGGGTGCTGGCGGGGTGACCTGCCCTCACCTTCCTCTCCCCCGGGGAGAGGAGAGACAGGAGGAGAAAGAACATGGCGATCGAAAAGGGCAGCGCGTTTCTGCTGAAGGTGGGCGACGGGGCGACGCCGCCGGGCTTCACGACGGTGGCGGGGCTGCGCACCACGCAGCTGAGCGTCAATGGCGAGATGGTGGCGATCACCCACAAGGAATCGGGCGGCTGGCGCGAGCTGCTGTCGGGTGCCGGCGTGCGATCGGTCAGCGTGTCCGGGGCCGGCGTGTTCACGGGCTCTGCGGCGGAGATGCGGGTCAAGAGCAATGCGCTGGCCGGCACGATCGACGACTATCGGCTGAGCTTCGAAAGCGGGGAAAGCCTGACCGGGCGGTTCCTGGTGACGCGGCTGGATTATGCCGGCGATTACAATGGCGAGCGGTCCTACACGATGAGCCTGGAGAGTTCCGGGGCCGTGGTTTCCGGAGGGGTGTCGGCATGACTTCCGCTCACCCTGACCCTTTCCCCCGCGGGGAAAGGGAGCAGGTGGCCAATCGCTTTCGCGGCGAGGCGGCGGTGCGGGTGGCGGGGGAGAACCTGACGCTGCGGCCGAGCTTTGCCGCGCTGGTGGCGGCGGAGGCGGAGCTCGGGCCGCTGTTCGCGCTGGTGGAGCGGGCAGCGGAGGGACGGCTGTCGCTGGCCGAGCTGGTGGGGCTGTTCTGGCATTGCCGGCACGGCTGGCCCGGCGGGGTGAGCCGCGAGATGCTGGGCGAGGCGGTGGCGGCGGGCGGGCTCGCGGCGGCGGCGCCGGTGCTGAAGGTGCTGCTGGGCCAGATCCTGCAGGGGCGGTGATGTTCGGCGACGAGGCGGCGCGGCTGGCGGGGATGGCGGGCGCGGTGCTGGGCTGGTCGCCGGACCGGTTCTGGCGAGCAACGCCGGCGGAACTGGCGACGGTGGTGCGCGCGCTGACCGGCGACGCGGCGGCGGAGGGCGTGCCGCCGGACCGGGACACGCTGGCGCGGTTGAGGGAGGCATTTCCGGATGGATGAGGAGATCGAACGGCTGGTGGTGGCGGTGCGCGCCGACACCACCGGGCTGGCGCGCGACGTGGACGCGATGCGCGGCCAGCTGGAAGGGCCGCTGGCGGCGGGCGCGGACCGGGCGGGGCGGGCGATCGAGACGACCTTGCTGCGCGCGGCGCGGACGGGGAGCCTGGGGTTCGAGGATCTGCGGCGCACGGCCTTGTCGGTGCTGGGCGAGGTGGCGGCGGCGCAGGTGCGTGGCGCGGTGGGCGTGGCGACCGGCGGGCAGGGCGTCGGGGCCTCGCTGCTCGGGTTGCTCGGCGGGCTGGTCGGCGCACCGGGACGGGCAACGGGCGGGCCGGTCTCGCCGGGGCGGCCGTACTGGGTGGGCGAGCGCGGGCCGGAGCTGTTCGTGCCGACCTCAAGCGGGAGCGTGGCGGCGGCGTCCGCTCCGGCGGGGGCGCGGGAGGTGCGGGTGTCGATCGCGGTGCAGGCGGGCGGCGGTGATGCGCCGCGGGCGCTGGCGGCGTCGGGACGGCAGGTGGCGCGGGCGGTGAAGGCGGCGCTGGAGGGGTAGGCGCTTCGGGGCGGTGAAGGTTGGTTCACGCGGAGGCGCGGAGGCGCGGAGAAGGGTGAGCTCGCGCGAAGACGCGAAGACGCGAGGGGGTGGGTTGGTCGGGAGAGCTCCCGGGCTTCTCGTTGCCGAATGATGACGCGCTTTGCGCGTCCTTGCCTCTCTGCGCCCCTGCGCTTCCGCGTGAACCAACTTCTTTGCGTCTTCGCGTGAACGGAAAAGGAGTACGGCATGGGATATTGCCTCGTGGAGGAACGGCGGGCGGAGGGGGTGGTGAGCCGCTTCGACCCGCGGTTCTGGACGGTGAATTTCCCGCGGCCGATGATGGCGGCGGTGACGACCACGGCGCCGGATGCGCTGCGCGTGGATGCGGTGTTCTACCGCGCGGACGATCTGGCCGGGCTGATCTGGGAGGCCGAGGACCGGCACGACCATCCGCTGCTCGCCTATGAGACGGCGCGGGACTTTCGGGAATGCCGGCTGTCGTTCCGGTGGCGGTCGGGCGGGGTGCGCGCGCTGGATGCGGTGCATGGGCCGGTGCTGACGATCGAGGGGCGCGACGAGGCGGGGCAGCCGCGATCCTGGTATGTGCGGCTGTGGAACCATGCGACGGGCGCGCCGGAGGATGCGAAAGTCTCGATCGACTTCGCGGACGTAGCGGGCGGGTTCCTGTTGCCGGACGAGGCGGACCCGGTATGGGCGGGCGATGTCGACCGCATGTTCGTGTCGCTGGTGCCGCCGGACTACGACGGCACCGAGCGGCCGCTGGACGCGCCGGCCGAGGGCTGGGCGGAGCTGTCCGACATCCGCTGCGAGGGGCCGGGGTCCGTGCTGGCGATCGGCGACGCGGTGCTGCCGGAACACAAGCTGGGCATCGCCAGCGGCTATGACGACAGTTATCACCTGACGCCGGCGCGGCTGCTCAGGAACGCGCTGCACCTGGGCTATCGCGGGCGGCTGATCCACTATCTGGGGATGAGCCATTATTTCCGGCTCGAGGCGAACAGCGGCGGGTTCTTCGTGAGCCTGGCCGGCGGCGCGCTGAACGTGGCGGCAGCGGCGTGGCAGCGCGACTTTGCGAGCCGGGCGCGGGCGCTCGGGTTCGAGATCGTCTGGTCCTTGTCCTACGAGCTGCTGGACCAGCATTGCTGGGGCGACTGGAAGCAGCGGGCGGCGGACGGGTCGCCGGCGCTGACCGGATGGGTGCCGCCGTCCACCTTGCTGTCGCCGGCGCATGGCGGCGCGATGGCGTATCTGCAGGCGGTGGCGCGCGAGGTAATGGGGATCGCGCTGGCGGCGGGGCTCCAGCCGAAGTTCCAGGTCGGCGAGCCGTGGTGGTGGGTGAAGGATGGGAGCCCATGCCTCCACGACGCGGCGGCCAGGCTGGGCGCGGAGCGGATCGACCTGACCGCGCCGGTTTCGGAACGCGACAAGGCGAGGCTGGATGCGGCGGGGCTGCTGCTGTCGGATTCCACCGCGGCCTTGTGCGCGGCGGCCCGGCAAGCGGCGCCGGGATGCGAGACGCTGCTGCTGACGTTCCTGCCGACGGTGCTGGACCCGGCGATGCCGGAAGCGCGGCGGGCGAACCTGCCGGTCGGCTGGGCCGGCGCGTTCGATACGGTGCAGCTGGAGGATTACGACTGGGTGACGGCCGGGAACACGGCCGCGAGCGCGCGCGGGGCGCCGGTGGCGATGGCGCGGCTGGGCGTGGCGCGGGCGGAATATCTCGCCGGCTTCGTGCTGAATTCCGAGGACAAGGCGCAGTGGCGGGTGATCGAGGCGGCGGCGCGCGGGTGGCAACGCGGGCGCGCCTATCTGTGGGCGCTGCCGCAGGTGATGCGCGACGGGCTCGTGGTATGGGAGGAGGAGGAAAGCGTGCAGGATTTCGACGACGTGGCCTTTCCGCTGGCGCTGGGCCGGGAGGCGGAAGTGACGCCGGAGTTCTCCACCGCGATCCAGGCGACGGCGAGCGGGCACGAGACACGCAATGCGAGCTGGGCCGAGGCGCGCACCCGCTATGACGTGGGGCCGGGCGTCCGGAGCGAGGCGGACATCGCGGCGCTGCTGGCCTTCTTTCGCGCGCGGATGGGGCCGGCGCGCAGCTTCCGCCTGCGCGATCCGTTCGACTGGCGGGGCGAGCGGGAGCTGCTGGGGATCGGCGACGGCGTGGCGACGCGGTTCGCGCTGGCCAGAGCTTACGGCGAGGCGACGCGCGCGATCGCGCTGCCGGTGGCGGGCAGCGTGCGGGTGTTCGTGGGCGGTGCGCAGACACAGGCGTTTTCGGTGGAGAACGGGGCGGTGGCGCTGGACGCGGCACCGGCGGCCGGCGCGGAGGTGCGCGCGAGCTTCGACTTCGACGTGCGGGTGCGCTTTGCCGAGGACCGGCTTACCGTGAGCCGGGCGAGCTTCCTGGCGGGCGCGGCGCCGTCCGTGCCGCTGGTGGAGGTGCGGTGATGGCGCTGTTCACGACCGCCCTGTGCTGGCGGATCGCGCGGGGCGATGGCGTGACGATCGGGCTGACCAGCCACGATCGCGACCTGGAGGTGGGCGGACTTCTGTACCGCGCGAGCCCGGGCATGACGCCCTCGGCGGTGAAGCGCTCGGACGGGCTGGAGGCGGACACAATGGACGTGTCCGGCGCGCTGTCGAGCGCGGCGATCGGCGAGGCGGACCTGCTGGCGGGGCGCTGGGACGGAGCGAGGGTGACGCTGTTCGCGGTCGATTGGACGGGCGGCGATCCAGTGGAGATGGGGCCGGTGGAGATCGGCTGCGGATCGATCGGCGCGGTGGAAACGCGCGGCGGCGCGTTCAGCGCGGAGCTGCGCGGGGCGGCGGCGGCGTTCGAGGCGGCGGTGGCGGAAGCGACGTCGGCCGGGTGCCGGGCGGAACTGGGCGACAGGAGGTGCCGCGTGGCGATGGCCGGGCGGCGGATGATGGCGCGGGTGGTGGGGAGCGAGGGCGAGCTGCTGACGCTGGACCGGGCCGAGCCGGTGGCGGGCGGCTGGGGCGGCGGGCGGCTGCGCTGGTTCGGCGGGGCGAACAGCGGGCTGGCGGGGTGGATCGCAGGCTCGGTGGGCGCCCGCGTGACGCTGCGATCGGCGCCGGTGCTGCCGGTGGCGGCGGGCGATCTGGTGGAGGTGAGCGAGGGATGCGACAAGCGGCTGGAAACGTGCGCGGGGCGCTTTGCCAACGTGGCGAACTTTCGCGGGGAGCCGTTCCTGCCGGGAATGGACCTGCTGACCCGCTATCCAGGGGGGTGACCGCGCCCGGGCGCGGGGCCTGGCGGGTGATCGCGCGGGCGCGGGGCGCGATCGGCGCGCGGTTCCGCCTGCACGGGCGCGATCCGGAGCAGGGGCTGGACTGCGTGGGGCTGGCGGGCTGGGCGCTGGAGATCGGCAGCCTGCCGACCGGCTATGGGTTGCGCGGGGGAACGCGGGAAAGCGTGGAGGAGCGGTTGCGCGCGGCGGAACTGGGCGCGGTGGCGGAGCTGCGCGGGGGCGACCTGGTGCTGGCGGCGGCGGGGCCGGGGCAATGGCACCTGGCGATCGCCGTGCCGGGGGGCTGGGTGCATGCCGATGCGGGCTTGCGGTGCGTGGTGGAGCGGCCGGGCGCGGCGCCGTGGCCGGTGGTCTCGATCTGGCGGAGGGAATGATGGCGACTTTGGTGCTTTCGGCCGTGGGCACGGCGATCGGCGGGCCGATCGGCGGCGCGCTGGGCGCGCTGCTGGGGCAGGGGGTGGACCGCGAGGTGCTGCGCCCGCCGGGCCGGCAAGGTCCGCGGCTGACGACCCTGGCGGTGCAGACCTCCACCTATGGCACGCCGATCCCCAGGCTGTTCGGGCGGATGCGCGTGGCGGGCAGCGTGATCTGGGCGACCGACCTGATCGAGAGCCATGCGACGAGCCGGGCGGGCAAGGGGCAGCCGAGCGTCACCACCTACAGCTATTCCGCCTCGTTCGCCGTCGCCCTGTCGGCGCGGGCGATCCGGCGGGTGGGCCGGATCTGGGCGGACGGCTCGCTGCTGCGCGGGGCGGCGGGCGACCTGAAGGTGGCGGGCACCTTGCGGGTGCATCCGGGCGGCGAGGACCAGGCGGCGGACCCGCTGATCGCGTCGGCGGAAGGATCGATGGCGCCGGCGCACCGGGGGATCGCCTATGCCGTGTTCGAGAACCTTGAACTGGCGGAATTCGGCAACCGGCTGCCCTCGCTGACCTTCGAGGTGTTTGCCGACGAGGCTCCGGTGAGCGCGGGGTTCATCGCCGCCGAGCTCACGCAGGGGCGCGTGGCGGCGCGCGGAGGCACGATGCTGGACGGGTTCGCGGCCTATGGCGATTCCGCGCGCGGCGTGCTGGAAACGCTGGCGGAGGGCGGCGGCTGGTTCGCGCCGGCGGGTGACGGCTTCGTGCTGGCGCAGGACGAGGCGCCGGTCGCGACGCTGGCCGATGCGGGGCATGCGGCGGAAGGCGAGCGCGGCGCACGCGGGGCGCGGACGCTGGCGGCGGCGGAAACAGTGCCGCGGCGAGTGACGCTGGCCCATTACGACCCGGCGCGCGACTATCAGACCGGCGTCCAGTCCGCCTCGCGGCCCGGCGCCGGCGCGCGGGAGAAGCGGGCGGAGCTGCCGGCGGCGGTGGCGGCGGACACCGCGCGGGCGCTGGCCGAGCGGCGGCTGGCGGCGGCGGAGGCGGCGCGGGAGCGGCGGATGGTGACGGCGGGGCTGGACCGGCTGGCGCTGGCGCCGGGCGCGGTGGTCTCGATCGCCGGCGCGGGCGGGCGCTGGCGGGTGACGGGCTGGTCGCTGGAGAACATGGTGCTGTCGCTGAACTGCCTGCGGCTGCCCGGAGGACCGGGGCCGGTGCCGCGGGCGAGCCCCGGACGGGTGCTGGCCGCCGCCGACCGCCATGCGGGGCAGACGGTGCTGCAGGCGGTCGAGCTGCCGCCGCTGGGCGACGAGGCGCTGGCCGGGCCGATGCTGGCCGTGCTGGCGGCGGGGACGGGCGCGGGCTGGCGCCGGGCGGCCCTGCTCTACAGCCTGGACGGCGGCGCGCGCTGGATCGAGGCGGGAGGAACCGCGGCGCCGGCCGTGCTGGGGACAGTGACGGTGCCGCCGGGCGTTGCCTCCGCGCGGCTGGAGGACCGCCGCTCGATGCTGGAGGTCGAGCTGGCGGAAGCGGGCATGGCGCTGGCCGATGCCGATGCGGGCGGGCTGATGTCGGGCGCGAACCTGGCGCTGGTTGGCGAGGAGCTGCTGCAGTTCGGGCGTGCGGAGCGGATCGGCACGCGACGTTGGCGGCTGACGCGATTGTGGCGCGGGCGCCGTGGCACGGAGGCGGCGATCGGCGGGCAGGGCGCGGGCGCGCGCTTTGCGCTGCTCTCGGCCGACAGCGTGGCGACGATCGCCCTGCCGGCCAGCGCGATCGGCGGCACCGTGCAGGTGATGGCGAGCGGCGTCGGCGATGCGGAGCCGGCGATGGTGACCGTGGCGGTGACGGGAGCGTCCGTGCTGCCGCCGCCGCCCGTCGCCTTGCGGCGCGACGGCGAGGTGCTGCGCTGGACGCGGCGGAGCCGGACCGGATGGCGCTGGATCGATGGCGCGGACGCGCCGCTGGGCGAAGAGGCGGAACGCTACCACGTCACGCTGGCCACGGCCGGCGGCGCGGTGCTGCGCGAGGAGAGCGTCGGGACACCGGCGGTGGTGCTGGCGCCGGCGGAGCGGGGCGGCGACGTGCAGGTGACGGTGCGGCAGATCGGCACGTTCGGCCTTTCCGGCCCGGCGCGGATCGAGGGAGTGAGGAGAGAAGCATGAGCGACACGACGGACAGGCTGGCGCTGCCGCTGCTGGCGGCGGGGCAGGCGCAAAAGGAAATGGCGCACAACGAGGCGCTCGCGCTGCTCGACCTGCTGGTGCAGCCGGCGGTGGAGGCGATCGGGCTCGACCTGCCGCCGGCGGACCCGGCGGAGGGGGCGTGCTGGGTGGTGGGTCCGGCGCCGGTGGGCGACTGGGCGGACCAGGCGGGAGCGCTCGCCGGCTGGACCGCAGCCGGATGGCGGTTCGTGCCCGCGTTCGACGGGGCACGGGTGTGGAGCAGGCAAGGCGCCTGCGATGCCCGCTTCGTGGACGGGGCATGGCGGATCGGCGTGGTGCAGGGGCGAGCGCTGATGATCGACGGGCAACAGGTGGTCGGGCCGCGGGGCCCGGCGATCGCCGATCCGGCCGGCGGAACGATGGCCGATGCGGAGGCTCGCGCGGCTATCGGCGCGATCCTGACGGCCCTTCGCGCCCATGGATTGGTTGCGGCCTGA